GTTGATGTCGATCTGGTTCGCTTGGGAGCCAGGGTAATTACGAATAACATGCTCGATAAGATCAACAGTATCGTCAGGAAGGTCATACGTGTTTACCCCTTGGATCAAAGGAATGGTGCCAGTATCAATAGTCCACAAGTTGATGCCGCGATTAGCCCACTCTGTCAGCAACAGATTGAGACTGCGGCGCGCTGTGCGGAAGTCATAGCCAGTGCGCAACTCTAAGCCGCAACGCTCAAAACTTTCTTCGATGATATCGTTTAGAGTTGGGTTGAAGCTAGTTGTACTTGTTGTATATGGCATCGTTATACCCTTAAAGCTTTTTTGGCAGCCAATGTAGCTTTAATTGAAGCTATGCGCTTTGCTCTTTCTTCTGGGCTATGTATTCTGCCGCGTGATGCTTCATGAGCTTTCGCTAAAACATCAGCAGAAATACCACGTTTTTTTGCAGATATACTAATATTCTTTCTATGTTGTTCTGTGAAAATTATACCTTTCATAGAACTTGAAACTTTTGCTTTATGCTCTTCGGTTAATACAACACCTTTTTTTGCTTTTGAAACTGCATCTCTAGTTGCTTGACTAATGCCGCGTTTCTTTGCTGCTTCAGATAACTTTAACCGCGTCTTTTCACTTGGATCTCTTCCGCCATCACCGCCAGCAGTTAAGTTAGATAATTCAACGCCCATACGTTTCAAGCATTTGATTATCCCTATCTCAAGACTATATGCAATTTCATGAGAAGAACATTCCAACATACCTATAAGAATATTTTCTTTACCATATTTTGCAACAATTCTTTCATGGTATGGGTTTCTATCAGATAAATTTTTTACACGACGTAAAGCGCCCTTGCCCACATAGAATGGGGTTCCATCAGGTTTGCAATGGATGTAGGCATATCTAAGCATTTACTTTTTCCGTAATTTACCTAAAGTTTCAGCGAGCCTTGCTCGTTGGCCTATCTTTCCTGGCTTCTTTGCAGCGGCAGCTAACTTCTTTGCCGGGATGGTCTTCCCTTCTTTTACGCCAAGCTGAGCACGAAGAGCACCTTTTTTGGATATTGCCTTTTGTATCCATTTCTCTGCCATCACTTTCCCCTTGCAGCCCACATGTTATCGACCAAGTTTGGATAAGGTCTGCCTGCTGATTTAGCTCTAGCTTTCGCCGCAGCTTTCTTCACAGCAGTAAGCACAGACGGCTTACCCAATTCTTTAGGACGCGGCTTGCTCCACACAGGTTTTACTTTCCCACCCTTCTTATACTGGGTGAAGTCAGTATCATCCCTGCGAGCTTTCTTAGCGCCCTTGGGCATCTTAGAAGGGTTGATGTCACCCATGCCGCGTGATGGCCTCATATCAGCACTTACCGCCCTTGCGCATACCTTTAGCACCACTCATGATGCCAACGGTCTTGCCAGAGTCACCTAAGTTCTTGCCTTTGGTTTTGCCACGCTGTGCCACGCCATCACGGCTAGGAGCAGCAGTTTTAACAGCGCCCATCTTGGAAGCAATGATGCCGCCTTTAGCGTACTTAGCAACGCCGCCTTTTTTCATAGCAGCCATCTCACCCATCTCATGTTTCATCATGGACTTAGGAGCGCCCTTTGCTTTCATGAACTCAACTTCTTTCTTAACCATTTTCTTTGACTCAGCCATACCACCCTCCTTAAATTTTTACCTTTATCCGCCGCAGCGAACTCTTTACCCACAGACTGTTTAACTCCAACTTTTTTTGCGAAGGAGGGACTGTGAGCAATAGCCTCCATAAAGTTGTGCTGCTTTTTACTCACGCTAGGCACGAGTCTTACCCCTGATAGCGCAACCATCTGCACGAGATGAAGCACTGGAAACTTTTCCACCCTTCTTAAACGTCTGCATAGGCTGCTGTTGCGGGTTAGGCGCTCCAGCATTAGCCTGTGGCTGCATATTGAATGTCTGATTCGTGCCGCCATTCATGCCGCCAGCTTGAGGCTGGTTGCCATAGAAAGGATAAGTAGGCTGCTGTGTCATGCCGCCGTCTGCGTACTTTTTCACTTTTCCACCTTTCTTCATAGTAGGTGCTTTGTCATAAGCTTCCTGAGCTTTCTTTGCTTTCTCATCAGCTTTGACAGTGTCGTAATCTGTGCGCAAGTTTTTCTCAGCAGACTTCTTATCTGTGCCGGCAGTTGTGCCAGTAGCAGATGGAATGCCAAGCATTTTCCTGCGCTCTTCTGGAGTTAAACCGGCCATTAGCAAATCCTGCCTTTCGTTTTACCACGCTGAGCTATGCCATCACCACGCGAAGATGCACTGGAAACTTTTCCTCCAGACTTCATTCTGGAAAAAATTCCTTTTGATTTCTCAAGACGCTCTTTAGTCAAGAATGTATTTCTTGGCCCCATACCAGAAGAGCTTTCTGAAGCAGGAAAATTCATTTTAAAATCGCCCTGGCTTCCAATCTTTGCTCCAGTATCTTTGTACTTGGGCTTTTTCTTTACAACAGTTTTTTTCTTTACTTCAATTTCTTCAGGCTCAAGCGAAAGATTCTTGGCGCCTTTACCTGCCACGCTATCTGGCTCTGTTTCGGTAGTAGAAGAAATTTCTTCTTTAGATGCCTGCAATCTAGGCGACATGTCTTCAGCAGACCATGTAGATTTAGCAGGAGCACTTTTACCCATAGATGCATAGTCTTGTACGCCGCTAGATGTTGGGCGATCTTCTTTGGGTGTGCTGCTACCGTAACGTGTTTTAACATCTTCGCCGGATCCAGACTTAACTGGATTGCCGTAGCGATCTGTAAGAACTCCGCCTTCGTCGTAGCGTTTAACTTTGCGCTTCATCACTTATCCTTTTTGGGAAATAAGTTGATCAATTTTTGCTTCAAGCCTGTTAAAGCGTTGATCAATGTGGTCAGTAATCCGTTCAACTTCTGCATTAGTGACGTTATCACGGGCAATCTCCTCACGGGTCTTGTTCAACAAGATCGTAATACGCGCTAGTTCATTGAACTTTTCATGCGCCACATAAGCAAAAAGGCCAGTGAATAGACTCAATACTGTCATCCATAGCCCACTCATATCTAGCATTTCCACTTCCTCAAGGATTTGTTAATGCGGCTATCTGGATCGCTTGCCGTCTTTGAGGACGTCAACTTCTTCTTCATCCCTTCCATCCTCGCGCAGAAAGACTTCTTCCGTGAACCACCTTCTGGTTGAGGGGCTTTCAAACCTGGCTTCCCCGGATTGGCTGCGTTGTAGGACGCCCGTCCTTTGGCGTTTAATCCGCCCGACGGGTTTTTCCCTTCTTTGCGAGTCCATGCTTCTGTCTTCGGTTTAGCCAATTTCAACCTCTGCTGCCGCTATTGCTTTACAAAATTTGACTACATCTTCATGGGCAAATTCTGCTTTACATACGTTGTACATGTAAACAACTACTTGCACATTATCTTTCAAATACGGCTTACTGCTATCAATCCTGTCTATAGAAGGAACCCAAGGATTTTTAGCATGAACTGTATTAGATACTTGCGTATTTAAATCAAAAGGAATACCCGTTGCTTCACAAAATCCAGCAGCAATTTTTTCTTCTAACCAAGTAGAAGTAAAATCTGGTGAAGGCCAATTATTGGCTTTAGCTCGTTTCTGTGCATTTCCATGCAATCTTTGCGCACGTAACTTTAAAGCGTTGTCTAAATTCCAACGAGTTTTTGCACAAGAATTGCATTCGCCAGCCTTACCTGAACCAAACTTTACTTCCTCTTTGCCGCGCCCGCACGTAATACACAAACCTATCCAATTAGGAAGTTTGTATGAACGAAGCGGAGACTTAGCCATAGAACACCGTAACTGTTGTGTTCAACAAAGTTGTGGTGACATTGGTTGAAAACAAAACACCTTCAGCCGGAATGAGTGCGTTGAAAGTCAATCCGTTTGCAGGCGTTTGAATGGCGAATACATTTACTCCGCCATCCGCCAACGTCACGTTACCAGCACTCGCGCCAGCGGCAATGATCAGCCCTCTGACACGAGTACGTCCTTCAAACACTACTCCGGTCGCAGCAAGACTTTTAGCCTTAACGTCTGTTTGCATCATGGTGATGCCTCCTTATTAGACGTTCTGTTGACCGAACAAGTAGTCAGCTACGTAGTAGGTAACAAAGCCGCCCATAGAGCCAACACCTGAACTTGCGCTCTCAACAGTAAGAACAATGTTTACTGATGAGTTAGCTACAGTACCAATGCCGCCGCCTGCGCCAGTAGCACCAGGAGTGATTGTCTTAGCTGTTGTAGCTGCTAGAGCCGCAACATAGTAAGAAGCATTAGATACACCGCCAGTGATGGTTGTGTAGCCAACATTAATAGTGCCAGATGTAATAGGGCTAGTAATAACGACTGACGTTACTACAGCGTTAGCTGGAAGAATAACCGAGGCTGTTTGACCAGAAGCTACTGTAGCGTTGCTTGATACAGCTACGTTCGAGTCATAGAAAGTGGCAGCCATAAGGCCTGAGCCACAATAGGCTTGACGAGTCGTGTCGCCGCCGCCCGAGCGCCAAATACTTTGGGTGGTTGAAATAGGCATTTAAGTTTTCCCTCATGCGGTTAGGTGTTGGCAGTCTGCATGAAGTCAGCCGGGACTGTCTGCCACACCGAAAAAATCCCGGTATTCATAGTCTTATACTATGAAGATTCGCGGAATGCAAGAGGAATTCTATGGTGTAGCGTAACTAGATTTCCAGCCAATATGCGGCCCGCGAGTCAACGGTTTTCCCGACTTTAACGCACGGTTTATTGTGGGCGGTTTTAGGTTAAGAGCCTCCCGCAATTCAGATATGCTGGAGTACAAAGTATCCCCTTGCGGCCCGCTAGCAATAACAGCTTTGCTTACTTTCCCGCCATGATCAGGACGCTTCTTGCCATACCAGTAGTTGCCTTCGCCAGATAGAGTGGCGGAGATCTTGGCTCGCACCTCAGCCGACTTTGGCTTGCCAATAAGATAGGCGCGTATTTTATCTTTTGACTCTTGATTATGTTTTTTCCCTTTCCAATTTTGAGCCGCAAGTTCTTCTGTAGTTCTTTTGCGTCCCCATGTTGGACTTAGTTCTCCACCAAACCCAGTCATTGGCGCTGTAGCGTCTACTCCAAGGTTGTAGCAATAGTCCTTGCCAACATGCTCCTTTAACCAAATGTTCTCAGCCGCCAACAAGTCAGCGTCATCTGGAAACTCTTCCACAACCACAAAGACAAATGCCTGCTCTCCATACTTTATCCACGCCGCCTGTAGATGCCGGTTGTTGTGCTTACCAGTACGAAGTTCTGAAAAATGACGAGTTTTCCGTCGCCTCAAATCCACCGCGCTACCGACATAGAATTTGTTATTTATTACGTTGATGATTTTGTAGATGCCTCGTGTCATATACCCTCCTTTGATTTATGTAAGAAGTGTACAGCATCTTAATTAGTAACGCAATATATAATAAAAGAGGGAGCCGAAGCTCCCTCAGATACCGCATGAATGCTAGCTTTTGGCTTAAGCGCCTTGGCTACCAAACATTCCGAGCGGGTCACTCCAACCAAACGAATAACGCTCACGACTCTTATAGCGTACATTCCCTGTATCGAAGTCCCCATCCATGGAATTCTGAAGTGGTGTACGAACAAAGTGCTTCATGCCGTTTGGAACGTCAGTAGTCAAATACCAGCCGTTGTTGTCGGTCAAGAAGTGGTTGATCGTATAGCCTTCAGGGATCGAACCGTTGTTCTTCAACGCGTTGATATCGTTGTCGTTAGTGCCAACACGGAGGCTGGTTTCTAACAAGCGAGTAGCAACGAACTGGAGTGACGAAGGAACAATCAGCTTACGTGGTTTAGCAGCGATCAACAGATCACGTTCGTCTGTCCAAGCGGCGATCTGAATAACTGCGTTTTCCAACGAAGTTTCATTCAAGTCAGCTTGGGTAGAAGGCGTGTTGCTGTTAGTACCGCCAGAAACCAAAGGATGTGCTGTCGAGAACAACGATACGCCGTCGCCACCTGGGTAGCTATTGGAGAAACCGTTGTTGATAACAGCAGCAGCTTTGACCTGCTTGGTGTACGACATAGCACGAGCCAGAGCCTTGGTGTAACGAGCCGACAGTGAGTCGTACAAGTTGTCCTCGATAGCCTCTTCGGTCAGCGAGAAACCAAGTGCAATAGTTTCGTGGTTGTATCGTGCAGTCCAAGCTTCTTGACCGTTGTCATAACGAATGGCTGAGCCTTCATTCTTGACAGGTGCGGCTGAGAAGCCAGACAGTTTTGTTTCCTCTTCGAAGGAACGCTCGGAGGTCTCTGTTTCGTAGATCTCTTTGTGCTCTTCGCCGTAGCGAGCATACTCCAAACCGAACAAAGCGTTCAGGCCAGGCAGCAGCTCTTTCAGTAGTTGTGCGCGTGAAATAGCCATGTCTTACTCCTTAAACGCCAGTCGGATTCAGATACTGATGTCCGCCGGTAACAGTAGCGGTATTAGCGCCAGAAAGATTCACGGAAATTGTGACGTATGGTGCATTGAACTTACAGATCCATTCGCAATAACCGTTTGAGCCGTTGCCAGTATCTGGCACAACGTCAACGATACGGATTGGGAAAGAAGCTGTAGTTGCAGTGTTACCACCAAAAATCGCAACAGCCGAATCACCAGTGTTGTTCGAACCAGCGTTCTGGCACAAAACAGCGTTCTCACCAACGATGCCTGGGCCGTAGAAAGCTACGGTTGTGCCGCTGGAAACAGTCGCTACTTTGAACAAAACGTCAGGATCGTCAGCTACGTAAGCCTGAATATCTGATGCAGATGTACCAGCAGGGAAGTTCTGATAGAACAGCTTCTGCTTGGTGCTTGGGTTTGTGTAAGTACAACCCATGAAAATACCAACAGGCGTAGCTGTGCTAGTGCCAGTGTCTTTCTGGATTGTGCCGTCAGATGCGCGCTTAACTACATCGCCAAAGAAGATATCTGTGCCGTAACCGCTAGCAATTGACATCAGGCGAGTAGAACCGGCGAACACCTGTCCACCGATCAGATTGACCGGTAGCAAGCCATAAGGCTTGGATACAGTTGGATATGCCATTGTTTACTCCAAAAAATTAACTAGCCACCACTTCGAGATGTCGATGATTTCGACTCCTTGAACAGCGGCATACGAGGGTCGTTTTGCTTCATCAAATTGTTATCTACTGCAAGAATCTGATTTTCAGATTGCTTGAGATAGTGGTTATTACGCTGCTCCACGAACTCAATCGGTGTCTTGCAAAGTAACAATCCGCCGACTTCGATGCCATCCTTAAAACGGCTACCTTCATCGACTAGCAGTTGAAATTGTGGTTGCTCTTCAAT